GTCATACGTTTTTTTTCACGGGTTTTGAGGGGGGGGTATAGGTTTGGCGAAGCGCGGACCGAAACCAACGCCGTTTAAGGTTCTCAGCGACCGAGGCTCATGGCGGGCTAAGGGCCGTGAGGGGGGCAAAACGAGCGACCAGAAACGGCCTGCGTGCCCCAGACGGTTCATTAATAAGCAGAAGACCGACGACGGCGAAGCGGTAAGACGCGTCGCCAAAAGCACTTGGGACTATCTAGCCAAACGGCTCTACGACGATGGGCTGCTGGTGGGCAAGTACCGCCAACGTCTTCTGTGCCTGTGTGATTCGTTCGGCCGGTTCGAACTGGCCTGCCAGAAATGCGACGAAGAGGGCATGACGTTTATGAGTTACAAGGGCAATCTGCTGCAGAGCCCCTGGGTCTCGATCCGTAATCAGATGTATGCCCAGGTCAAGGAGTGTGCCGCCTGCTTCGGCCTGACGCCCGCCGATATCGCCGGCGTCCGGGCCGTCGAGAAGCCCTCGACCGACGCCGGCAAGAATAAGTTCTTCGGGAGGGCGGGATGATTCACTGAGTATAGGCCCTATCCGACCGATAGGACAGAACACAAGAACGCACCGTCGTGACGACAGGAGCGTCATTTGGCAACAGCAGTCAAGACAGGACGACCGCGAGGACTCAAGCGTAGCAAGGCGCCGAAGCGCTGGCGGGACACGCTCTGCGCGATCCCCGGCTACGATCCCTTCGCCACCGCCGAGGACTGCTGGTTCGAACCCGAGGCCGCCGACTTCGCCGTCGATTTCATCGAGCAATGCTGCACCCACATCGAAGGGGCCCTGGCCAACCACCCGTTCATCCTGGAATGCTGGCAAAAAGCGATCGTCGGCAACCTCTTCGGCTGGTATCTGCGTGACTTCCTGAACCGCCCGGCCCGCCGCTACACGCGCGGCCTGATCTACGTGCCGCGCAAGAACGGCAAGACGCCCCTGGTCGCGGCGATCCACAACCTGCTGTTCTTCGACGAATGCTGCTGCCCCGAGATCGGCCAGATCAACAACCTCGCCGCCGCCAGTCGCGAGCAGGCGGCCAAGCTCTACCGCCACATCGCCGGGATGATCAAGAACGAACAGGAAATGGTCCAGCGCTGCACGCCCTACGCGACCACCAAGAGCATTCAGAAGCCGGATAACTCGGTGACCAAGGTCATTCCCGCCGACGGCGACGTCGCCCACGGCGACAACCCGTACTTCCAGGCCGTCGACGAGCTGCACACCCAGCCGAACCCGAAACTGTTCGAGGCCCTGACCAGCGCCATGGCCAGCGCCAACCGCGTCAATCAGCTCCTGCTGATGATGACCACGGCCGACGTCGATCAGCCGAGCGTCTGCAACAGCGAATACGACTACGCCTGCAAGGTCCGCGACCGGATCATCGACGACCCGCGCTACCTGCCGGTGATCTACGAGGCCTACCACCGCGACAAGGCGGGCAACTCGGTCCCCGACAAAGACTGGGACAACGAAAAGACCTGGTACAAGGCCAACCCCAACCTTGGCGTCTCGGTCTCACTGGACTACCTCCGGACCGCCTGCAAGAAGGCCAAGGAGAACCCCGCCGAGGAGAACAGCTTTCGCCGCCTGCACTTAAACCAGCGGACCGGCCATCTCGAACGGGTGATCGCCATGCACGCTTGGGACGCCTGCGAGACCGCGATCGACTGGGCCACGTTCGAAGGACGCCGGGCGGTCGGGGCCCTGGACATCGGGGCGACCAGCGACTTTACCGCCTTTACCCTGGCCTTCCCCCACGACGACGGCGAAACGGTCGAGATCCCCTTGAAAAACAACGACAAGGACGGCGAAAAGATCGTCATCCTCCGCTGCAGCTACACGCTGAAAACCTTCTTCTGGCTGCCCGAGCGGCCGGTCAAGCGCGATCCGCGCATGGCCGCTCAGATCGACGCCTGGAGCGAGCAAGGTTGGATCAAGCGGACCGGTGGGGACGTGGTCGACTACGACCAGGTCTGCGCCGACATCGCGACGCTGTGCGAACCCTACGGTGTCGAGAAGATCGCCGTCGACCAGGGTTTTCAGGGCCACCATTCGACCCAGGATCTGATGAAGCATTTCGGGGCCGAGGCCATCGTCGCCTTCCGACAAGGCATCCTCTCGATGGCGGCGCCCTTCCGTGAGTACCTCGAGATGATCCTGGCCGGCGTGGCCCCCGATTCGACCGGCACGCACCAGTGCCGGATCTACCACGAAGGCAACCCGGTCAAGCGGTGGATGGTCTCCAACGTCACCGCCGAGGAGCGCGGCGGCCTGATCAAGCCGTCCAAGGACAAGTCCAGCGAGAAGATCGACGGCGTCACCGCCGACACCATGGCCATCGGCGTCGGCCTGACCCTCGAGCCGTCCAAGGCTAGCCTCAACGATCTGATCATGGAGCGCAAGGCGCGGGGGGAGGATATCCTTTGAAGTGGGGACGCTGCATTCTGGGTTGGGTCGGCCTGCTGTGTCTGACGGCGGGTGTGGCGCTGCTGTCGCGACCGGGCGGAGCGATCGTCTTTGGTGCGATCCTCTTCGCCGAAGCGAGATGGGGGAGCCGATGAGTATTCTGCTGGCCCAAGCCCCGGAATCTCGCGCGACCAAGCAAACGCTGGGCCATCCCAGTTCGCTGTCGTACTGGATCAACAAGCTGTTCTACGGCGGCGGGGGCGAGACGGCCTCGGGCGTCGATGTGACGCCGGACTCAGCGCTGACCTTCAGCGCCTACTGGCGGGCGGTGGACCTGCTCAGCGGCATCATCGGCTTTCTGCCGCTGAAGCACTACCAGCACATCCCCGCAGGCAAGGAAGAACTGACCGACTCGGCGGTCGGCCATCTGATGGCCTACCGGCCGAACCCCTACATAGACGCCCGGGTCTTCCGCAAGACCCTGACGGGTCACAAGATCGGCTGGGGCAACGGCTATGCCGAGATCGAACGCAACAAGGCCGGCCGACCGATCGCCCTCTGGCCGCTGCCGCCGGATAAGGTCGAGCCGAAGGTCATCGGTGAGGGCCAGAGCCGCCGCGTGGTGTACGAGTACACCGCCTCGGATCGGACCTTTACGATCGAGGCCGACGACGTCCTGCATATCCAGGGCCTCGGCTTCGACGGCCTCAAGGGCTATTCGATGATCTCCTACGCCGCCGAGTCGCTGGGTGTTGGCATGGCCGCCGATCGCTACAGCGCTGCGTTCTTCGGCAACGGCGCCATGCCGGCTGGCGGACTGAGGGTCCCGGAACCGTTGGACAAGGAAGCCAAGGAAGCCGTGCGCGAGGAGTGGGACCGCAAATACGGCGGTCTGGACAACAAGCACAGAATCGCGATTCTCGACGGCGGCCTGGACTTCACACCGTTCTCCGTGCCCGCCAAGGACGCCCAGTTGATCGAGTCCCGCAAGTTCTCGATCGGCGACTGCAGCCGCTGGACGGGCATCCCGCCGCACATGCTCTTCGAGTTGGACAAGGGAACCTACAGCAATAACGAGGAGTTGGGCAACGAGTTCAAGACCTATTCGCTCCAGGACACGATGCGGGCGTGGGAGCTGCCCTGCACATTGAAACTCTGCGCCCGGCCGGGCGTGCAGTTCTTCGAATTCGTCGCCGACGCCCTCTTGCGGGGCAATACCAAGGACCGGTACGAGGCCTACAACCTGGCGATCCAGGCCGGTTGGATGAATCGCCAGGAGCCGCGCCGGCGTGAGAACCTCAACGCCGGCCCGCCCGAACTTGACGAATTCCTCCAGCCGCTGAATATGGTCGTCGCCGGGCAGGCCCCGGACGACGAGCCGGACGACGATGATCCCGCCGCCGGGATCAATGACGAGGGCAACACCCGTGGCGATTTCTCGGCCTTGATCGAATCGACCTGGCGGCGGATCGTCACTAAGGATGTCAAGGCCCTGCGCAAGGCGCCGAGTGATTCGGCCCAACTGGCCCTCTGGCTCGACGCCCACTACCGCAAGCTCTCCGAGCATATCACCGACTGCCTGACGCCCATCCTCCAGGCCCGGGGCGTCGCCGAGCCGGCCGATGCCGCCGCGGCGATCGCCTATCGCTACTGCACCGAACACCGCCGCCAGCTCGGCGACGGTTCGGACCGATCCTTGTGGCCCGAGGTCCTGGCGAGTTGGGACACGGGCGCACCCCAAGCACAACGACAACTGATGGAGGCCGCGAACGATGGCTAAGATCAAGAATGATTCCCGGGAAACACGGTCCTTCGCCGTGGCCGAGCTGCGGCTCAGCAAGAAAGAGGGCGAACCGACGCGGATCGTCGGCTATGCCGCCGTTTTCGACAAACTCAGTGAGGACTTCGGCGGCTGGCGCGAGCAGATCGCACCGGGCGCATTTGCCAAGACGATCAAGAACGACGATATCCGCGCCCTGGTCGACCACGACAGCGGCCGGATCATCGGTCGCAACAGCGCTGGGACATTGACGCTGAGTGAGGACAAGGAGGGTCTGAAGGTCGAGATCCTGCCGCCCGACACCCAGGTCGGCCGCGATATCGTCACCTCGATCGAGCGGGGCGATGTCTCGGGCATGAGTTTTGGCTTCCGCACCATTACCGACAACTGGCGGACCGTCGACGAAGAGGAGATCCGCACGCTGGAGGAGGTGAAACTCTTCGACGTCTCGCCGGTGACCTTCCCGGCCTATCCCGATACCGACGTGGGCGTCCGCAGCTACGAGAAGCGCTGCGCCGAGCGATCCGGTGACGAGGGCGCCGATGAAAACGAAACGACTCCGGCCGATACGCTGGAGGTTCTCGAAAAACAATTGGATCTGGCAGAGATCGAATAGCGTCGCGCAATACGGAGGCCGTGGCCCTGTCCGGCGTTGATGCACCCTGATAACGCAAAGACATTAAAGGAAAGCAGAAATGGATAAGAAAAAAATGATCGCCAAGCGGGTGACGCTGATCAAGAAGGCCCGCGCGATTCTGGAAAAGGCCAAGGGCGAGGGCCGCGACCTCAATGCCGAGGAGCGGAGCAACTACGACACGCTGTTCGACGAGGCGGCCAAGCTCAAGACCAAGATCGACGACGCCAACCGCGAAGCCGAACTGGCCGACGAGGAGCGTCAGCTCGAAGAGTCCGCCGGCCGCAAGAGCGAGATGGAGCGCCGGGACAAGGCTGACGCCAAGGGCGAAAAGACCGACGAGGTCCGCACGATCGAACTGCGCAACGGCGAAACGCTCGACCTGGCGGATCATCCGCACCTGCGGGCGATGGTCACGCCCGAATACCGGGCCGATTTCCGTCGGTTCCTGGCGAGCGGCCGGGCCACGCAGCGGCTGCACCTCGACGAACGGGCCCTGCAGATGGATTCGGACACTGCCGGCGGTTTCATTACCGGCCCAATCCAGTTCCAGACCACGCTGATTAAGGCGCTCGATAACGACGTCTTCATGCGGCAGAAAGCCACTATGTTCACCGTTACAACCGGCGACGGCCTTGGGGCGCCGAGTCTCGATAACGATCCCGGCGACCCGACCTGGACGGCCGAGATCGGGACCGGTAGCGAAGATTCGGATATGAGCTTTGGCAAGCGCGAACTGAAGCCGCATCCGCTGGCGAGGCGCGTAAAGGTCTCCAAGACGCTGCTGCGTCGGTCGATCATGCCGGTCGATCAGATCGTGCGTGAGCGACTGCGGTACAAGTTCAATGTCGTCATGGAGAACAACTACCTCAACGGCACTGGCGCTTTGTCGCCCCTCGGTGTCTTTACCGCCAGCGACGACGGGATCGGCACGGCCCGCGACGTCTCGACCGGCAACACGGCGACCGAGATCCGCGGCGATGGGCTGATCGAGGCCAAGTTCTCGCTGAAGGCCGGCTACCGCCGCAAGGCAGAGTGGATCTTCCACCGTGATGCGATCAAGCAGCTTTCCAAGCTCAAGGACGGTCAGGGCAACTACATGTGGCTGCCCGGCCTGCGGGACGGTGAGCCGGACAAGCTCTTGGATATGCGGTTCAACGAGAGCGAGTACGCGCCCAACACGTTCACCACGGGCCTGTACGTCGGCATCCTCGGCGACTTCAGCTACTACTGGATCGTCGACGCCCTGACGCTGGCGATTCAGGTCCTGCTGGAACTCTACGCCGAGACGAACCAGAACGGCTACATCGGCCGATTCGAGGGCGACGGCATGCCGGTCCTGGCCGAGGCCTTCGCCCGGGTCAAGCTGGCCTGATGAACCCAGTGTGGGCGCAGTGACGCCCCGGAAAACGACAACGGACTGATTTCTAAGGAGTCCATCATGAACCTCGGTAAGAACATTAAGGTCACCACGGCCCTGGACTATGGCAGCGGGACCGCCAACCGCAACGGCGCGACGCTGGACATGCAGGGCTGGGACGGCGTGCTGGCGATTGTCAAGCACGCCACCATCGCCCCCAGCGCCGTCGGTGATATCCACTGGGAACAGGATACCGACAGTGCGATGGGAACGGCGGCCGATCTGACCGGCACCGCCATCGCGGTAGCAGCCGACGACGACAACGAACTGTGGGTCAGCGAACTGTATCGCCCGTTGAAGCGGTACGTTCGCCTGGTCGTGACCAAGAACGGCGCCAACGCCCAGGCTGAGAGCGTCATCTACGTGCAGTATCGCGGCTCCAAGTGCCCCGTCGCCGACGCCGGCGCCGACGAGTACGAGTTGCACGTCAGCCCGAGCGAGGGGTCGAAGTAGTCTCTTTCGCTGCTGATAAGGTTCTTTGAACGAGCGACGGGGCCGGAAGCCTCGGCCCCGTCTTTTCGAAAGGCATTCGCGATGAAAAAGAAACTGACCATTCTGGCGATTGTGGCCGTGCTGGCCTCGGTCGCCCTGGCCGCCGGCTACAGTACGCTGATCTACACCGAGCCGGGCGGCGCGAAGATGATCGTCGCCAGCGGCGGCGAGATCGAGGTCGCCAGCGGCGGCACACTGGATATCAATGGGACCTGCACCATCGCCACGATCACCGGCGACGGGACCGGCACGCTGACCGGCATGCTGCGGTCTGTCGAGGTGGTGACCGCCAACGATACGCTGACGACCGCCGCCGATCCGGCCGGCAAGGTGTTTTACGTCTGGAACGATACCGACGGCATTGTCCTGACGCTGCCCTCGATGGGGGCCGACGAGGACGGCTGGATCTACACGTTTATCGATGCCAACGAGGTCGCCGCCTCGGATGTGACGATCGAACCGGCCGACAGCGACACGGTCAACGGCACGGCTGACGGGTTCTCCAGCGATGGGGCGGACGAACTGCCCTGTAGCGTGACGCTGATCTATATCCACGACAAGACGGACTGGGCGGTCCTGCGGCTCGATGAACTGGCCGACGGGACGGCGGCCTGGGACTGCGATAGCTGATTACCGTGTGGCTGAGGCCACTTGATGAAGGGAGTACTGCAATGCGTGTGAAGATGACCAAGACGATGGCCGGTCCGGATGGCACTGTGTGCGCCGGGCAGGTGATCCATCTCGACGACAAGGAAGCCAAACGCCGAATCAAGGCCGGGATCGCGACCGAAGCGCCCCCGACCGGTCGGGAGAAGGCCCTCGCCCGAGGCGCCGAGGCCCGCGAGAAGGCGGTGATCGAAGAGAACGAGAAACTCGCCGAGCAGTTGGCGGAGGTCCAGGCCGAGAACGCTGACCTGAAGGCCAAGCTGGACGCGGCTTTCAAGGCGATCAAGGCCGTGCAGGACGAGAACGCCGATCTGAAGGCCAAGCTGGAGGCGGCTAAGAAGACCGGCAAGTAAGACGTTGCCCGTCTCGGGCTGCTGTTATTGCAGGAGATCTGTGCGATGAGAACGATAAGGACTGATTGGCGGCCGATCGCCCTGGGGTTCGGCATTGCCGCGCTCGCATTAGGTCTGATTGGCCTATGTACGACGCTATTTGCCGACGAGTTGGCGATCCCGCCGAGCGGGTCGGCGCCGGTGCTGATGAGTGAGCTGGGCACGGGCCTGGACTCGCTGCACCTGCTCCGCGCCGAAGCGGACGAGGACGCCGCAACGATCGACCTGACCACTGAAGGCGATTTCGACCAAATGCCGGATTCGGCGGTCGACCTCTACAATCTGGCCAATGCCCAGGCCTACCAGATGCGGGGTGGGGCGATTGGGGTGATGGCCCATGCGGGGGCGGCGGCGGATAAGACGTTTACGGTGGTGCTCTACGGCTGGCGGTCCGTTAATGGGCCGTGCCAGCGGATCGCTTCGATCGCCTGTACGACCGGCACGCAGGCGGTGGTCACGTACCCCGTCAGCGGGGCGACGGCGACGAACAAGTTCTGGGCCGATACGATGACGGTCACCTGCTACCGCGGGGCCGGCTCGCAATCGTCCGACGCCGCCGGCGGCAACGGGGCCGCCGAGTGCTCGATCGACCTGGCCGGGATCCGCTACGTCTACGCCGAGGTCACCGGCGCCGACGGCGTCACCGGCGCCGAGGCCGGGGATGTGACGGTGTATTTCTATCAATGGTAAGAGGGCCGAGAAGCTTACAGCTTACAGCCTGCAGCGAATAGGCCCTTGAGGAACTGAGATCATGAACACGAAAGACAAAAGTCTGACACTGCGGATCGTTACGGCGTTGCTATACGTGGCTATCGGCGCGTTCTGTGCCGACTGGTGGCAGGAAGAGGTGGCCTGGGCGCGGTACAGTGGCGGCGGGCGGTATGGTGGATCAGCGATCAATGCGAGTATTGTGGAAATCGGGGATGGGGATTATTCATGGGGACACTCACCAACGGCGTTAGGCGTCGAAGGGACGTCTGAGTTTGACGGAACTGTGTGGTGTGACGGGCTATTGATCGCGGCACAGTCGCAAGCTACAACGGGCTTCACCGCTAATGGGACTGGTACATATGTGACGTTTGCGCAGGCCAATGCTGGGTCTATGAAGATGTATACGGCTCAGCAGATCATTACGATTCCTGTCGGGTCGGGTAATACCCCCGCTGTTGAGTCTACTATTCAGATACCGGCCGATGCTGTTGTGTTCGGCGTGACATGTCGAGTGACTACAGCACCGGGCGGTGGGGCGACGACGCTGGATATTGGCCGGACGGGAGGCAATACGGACGAGTTTGTCGATGGCATTTCCACGGCGTTAGGGACCACGGGTACATCCTCTTCTGATGGGGATGGCACCTTTGCCGGCCCTCTGGTAAATGCGTCAGCGACGACTGTTACTTTGACCACCGACGCAGATGTGACCGGCAGCGATATGAAGGTTCGCGTACAGATCTATGTGTGTTCATTAACCCCCCCATCGAGTTAGGATATACATGCGAACCTTATGTTTCATTCTATTGGTTGGGTTGCCGCGGGTCGGATTGTCACGCCCCTCATATCAGGCCCATGCTATGCCCTTCTTTGATGTGACGCAGTCGCCGTACGACGCGGTTGGTGATTATGTTGCAGACGACACGCAAAGCATCCAGGCCGCAATTGATGCGGCGACAGAAGCAAAGGGTGGGATCGTCTACTTACCGCCCGGACGGTATAGGGTGACGGAGTCACTGGTAATTGAGAAGTGCCAGGGCGTGCGGCTTGTGGGGGTTGGTCGGTCGGGGGACTGGAAGGCGGGCAGTACATCGTTTCATGGCAGCTCATTGGCGTGGGAAGGGGCCGATGGGGGCACTCTGATTAAGGTGCGAGGCGGTATATGTGTGTCATTCGAGCGTCTAGTATTAATTGGGAAAGACGCCGCAGATAGCACGAAAACCGCTACATTGGTCTCGTGCTTGAATCATGCTGATGGGAGCGCAACTGGTGGTGTGTCGTTCGTGGACTGCTCATTCTTTCATGCCAACAGTTGTGTGAGGTTTGGGGAATCTGTCTCGGATAACAATTGTGACACATCACGGTTCATGGGATGCGGCTTTAAGAACTTCGTTTCCGCGATTGATGTTCGAGGCAACCAAGGTATCGAATACCAGGTGGACCACTGCGGTTTTTCTGCGGGCACAAACGCCATTGCCCTTGCGGCAGGCGGCAACCTGACCGCCAGTCGTATCACCAGTGTCGATGTGCGGTGGATGTTGCGGTTGGGTCGGGGCGGCCGCAACGTGGCGAGTGTGCTGATTAACGGGGGGCATTCCGAGGCCACGACGGCGTGGGCAACGGCGGGGAATCGCCCCGGCATAATCTACTGCGATAGCGATAGTGCGGCCTGTTCTTACGTGGCGACAGTGCGAGCGTACCATGTCAGCGCCGAGGCAGGCCCAGAAGCGATCACTCCTTATGCTGCAACTTTCAGCAATGTACTTAATAAAGGTGTTGTGGTGATTTTTGAAGGGTGCGTACTAAATGCGCATGATTTTGCCTCATTGGAGGGAACCGCCCCCGTGTTGACAACGCTTGTATTGCGCAATTGCAAGCTGTGGCAGAACTCAGTGACAACGTCGCACTGGATAACCGAAAACGGGGAGGGCGGCACCCAAGTCATAGATGAGGGATGCCTTGATGCCTTCAATCGCGTAGTAGTGTTCTAGTACAGCCAAAGGCTGGTGACTAACAATGGCAGACACACGAATTGTCACAATCGACGAGGTCAAGGCGGACCTGCGGTATTTCAATACCGACAAGGACAACTGGCTCGAGGGTCTGATCGACTGGGCGACGGCGGCCTGCTCGGTCCATCAGGGCCGCAAGTACCTCAGCGAGGCCTGCGTCGATAAGCTGGACGCCTGGCCGGCGGACGGTGTGATCCGGCCGAAATGGGCGCCGCTGGTCTCGGTGACGCATATCACGTACATCGACACGGCGGGCGTCGAGCAGACCTGGGACGCCAGCGAGTACGACGTCGACGGCGACAGCTTCGTCGGCCGCATCACGCCGGCGTATGGCGAGAGTTTCCCGTCGGCCCGCAGTCAGATCAATGCGATCGCGGTCACCTATCAGGCCGGCTACGGGGATGTGGCGACGGCGGTGCCGGAGAACGTCAAGATCGCGGTGCGGATGCTGGTCTTCCAGAAGTTCCATGGCCTGCTGGATATGGACAAGCCCGAGTCGCCCGGCCTGCCGCGGGCGGTGGTCGATCTGCTCGGCTATGAGAGAATCATTACGGTATAGGCTTATAGGCCCTATAGGTCCAATAGGGCCTATGAAAAGAAAAGGAGAAGACGATGCGACGTTGGAAACAAATTGTAGCGGCCCTGTTGGCTGTGACCCTGTGCAGTTCTCTGGTCTGGGCGGCGCTGTCGACGAGCGTCACGCTGAATTTCGCGGCGACGTTCACCGGCTCGCCCGACCTTTCGACCCTGACCGACAAGCTGGCGCTGAACCGCAACATCTCTTTGACCAGCGGCAGCGGCGCCAACCAGGCGGATATGATCTTCCACGATCAGCGGACCCTGGCCGACGGTGCGACCGAGACGCTGGACCTCTACGCCTCCGGCTCGCTGCTCGATCCGTTGGGCAGCGCCCTGACGATCGAGACGCTCAAGCTGCTATATCTCTACAACGAGTCGAGCGACGCGACCCTGCAGGTCGGCGGCGGCGCGTCGCTCGATATCGGTATCCTGGCCGACACCAGCGACATTCTGGAGATCCCGCCGGGCGGCAAGTTCCTGTGGACCGGTCCCGACGCCACCGGCCTGGACATCACGACCAACAAGAACCTGAAACTGACCCACGACGGCACGGGGACATCGTCCCTGACCTACGAGATCATCGCCATCGGAGTCGATTAACCGAAGGTATAGGTCCTATAGGACCTATGGGACCTATAGCCAGGCAAAGCCATGAACGCTGGACAACTACGCCATCAAGTCGAACTGCAGCAGCCGACCTGGACGGGTTCGGGGCCCTCGGCCTCGACGTCGTGGGCGACGTACGCGACCGTCACAGCGCGGGTCCGGACGCTGGCGTCTCGGGAGCGGCTGGCGGCCCAGGCGGTCGGTGCGACGATGACGTGCGAGATCTGGCTGCATTATCGCGACGACGTCGAGCCCAGCCACCGCGTCATGTTCGGCGCGAGGATCTTCGCGATCAACGGCGTCCGCAACCTCGACGAGCGCAACCAGTGGCTGATCCTGTCCTGTACGGAGGTGCTGTAGATGTCGCTCGAACAGGCGGTCTACAACATTCTGGCGGGCGACGCGGCGGTCGCGGCGCTGGTGGGCACGCGGATCACCGAGATCGCCGTGCCGCAGGGCGGTGCGTTCCCGGCGATCGTCTATCAGATGATCAGCGGCACCGAGGATATGGCCTGCGACGGCCTGCTCGGCGAGCGCGACGAGCTGGTGCAGATCACCTGCTGGTCGGCAACGACACAGGCGGTCGCCATCGCGCTGCGCGAGGCGGTGCTGGCGGCCCTGTTCCCGGCGAATCAACCGTATACCGGCACGACCGGCGGGGTGACGATCACGGGCGTCTCGTCGCCCGTGACGCGGGACAGTCCGTACTACTCTGAGAACGAAGAAGCGACACGCTACGGCAAGCAGATCGATATCGAATTCAGTTACACGCGATAGGAACACAAACTAGACCTATGAACAATCCGGGCTAGACCGCCCCTCTGACCGACGGGTCACGGGCGGACGATGCAAAAACAACGGCGGCCGTTGGGGGCCCAACCTCCCAGCGACCGCCGTTTTTTTGTGCCCGGGGAAAGGAGCACAACCATGCCGGAAGATCCGGTAAAAGTTCACAGCTCGGTCGTGACCTTCAACGGTTACCCGGTCGGGCGAATCCTCGACATTGGCGATGGGACCGAGTCACGCAACTTCTTTGAGTTCCTGGCGTGCGACTCGCCCACCGAGGATATGGAGTCGTTCAGTGCGGGCAAGAACCCGGGCGTGTTGCCGTTGGAGTTGTTGTTCGAACCGTCCGCTACGGGCAACTATGCCCGCCTCAAGGCCGACTACGATGCGGACACCTCGGCCACGCTGACGGTCGCTTACAACACCGGCGGCGCCAATGGCAGTGTAACCGCCAGTATCGAATCGATCGGCACGCCGCACGGTCCGGCGGACAGTCGTTTTAAATTCTCCGTGACGTTCAAGCGGTCCGGCGCCCTGACCCACACGCCTGACAGTTGATAGGAGGTCGCCATGCAGGCATTGAACCGAGAAGCGATCCTGGCCGCCCGGCCGGCCGACACCGTCGAGGTGCCGGTGCCGGAATGGGGCGAAGGGGCGTGCGTGGTCCTGGCGACGATGGGGCCGCTGGAATACGCCGAGTTGATCGACTGGATGGATACGTTGGGGCGCCCCGCCAGGAAGACGGCGGCGCCCGAGCCGGACGACGACGGCCCCGCCGTGCCGGAGGACTTCACGTGCGACGCCCCGGCGCTGCCGGACGCCGAGCCGGCGGCCGAGCCGGACGATGAGGCGGCCGACGACGAGGCCGAGCCGGAGAGGACCTTTTCGATCAGTGAGATCTGGCGGATCAAGCTGCGCTGGATCGTCCTGACGGCCGTCGATCCGGATACCTACGAGCGGATCTTCACCGTCGAGGACGTCGAGCAACTCGGCCGCAAGAACGTCGACGCGCTCAATCGGCTGGCCGAGGCGGCTCGGAAACTGCACCACGATACCAAAGAGGCCGCTGAGGATTTCGCAAAAAACTCCGAGAGGACCCCCTCGGATGCTTCTGGTGGCGACTAGCGCATCATTGCCGCTATCCCCACCCAGAGATCATGCAGGCGGTCCTGAAGATGAACCAACGGCAGATCCGCGAAGCGGAGATCTACAGCACGATCGCCCCGATCGCCTGGGACGTTTCGGTCTCGCGGCCGCCGGAGAAAGACAGTGACGACAGCGAAACACAACCGACCGACGAAGACGCCGCCCGCGAGGCGGCGATCGCCGCGAAACTGAAGGCCTTTTGCGGTGTGAAGGACTGACATGGTAACCAGTGGATCGACCTTCGAGATTCAGGGCGCGTTGCAGTTGGAGAAGAACCTCCAGACGCTGCCGCGCCGCGTGCAGAAGCGCGTCGTCAAGAAGGCGGTCCGGGCCGGTCAGCGGCCGATGCAGGCCCAAGCCCGCGCCAACGCCCGGGCCATCGCCGGGCGGGGTCGGGCCTCCAGTGGCATGATGCAGAAAATCGCCCGGGCCATCGTGATCCGCGAACCGCGTGAGAAGAAGCCGGGCGTCTACACCTTGCACGTCCAGATCCTCAGTGAAAGCCAAGACGCGGCCCGCAAAAAGAGTATCGGCGTCGCTGGGTTCGTTCACCCGAGCGAGCGGACCGGCAAGACCACCTACATCCCGGCGGCGATCGAGTTCGGTCACGGGGCGGACAAAGACAGTGCGGCCCTGCCGTTCATGCGGCCGGCGGCCTACGGCAGCCAGGCCGAGACCATGCAGATCCTCGAACGCGAGTTGCGGGCGGGCATCCTGCGTGAGGCGATTGTGGGGAGGAGTGCCTGATGGCGATCATTCAGAACCTCGTCGCCCGCCTGAGCCTCGATTCGAAGGCGTTCGATCGCAACGCGAAGAAGTCGTCGCAATCGATGCGGAGTATGCAGCGCCAGAGCCTGGCCCTGCAGAAAGGGATCATCAACCTCGCCGGTGCGTACCTCGGCGTCCGCGGTCTGAACCGGGCGATGGGCTCGATGATCCGTGAGGCGTCGAAGGCCCAGGAGACGCAATCGAAATTCGACACCGTCTTTCGCCACAACGCCGAGGCGGCCAACAAATGGGCCAACGACTACGCCGGGGCGATCGGCCGCAGCCGCGAAGAGATCAAGCGGTACATGGCCGAGCTGCAGGACACGTTCGTGCCGTTGGGCTACGCTCGGGATGAATCAGAAAAGCTCAGCAAGAACCTGCTGCAACTGGCCATCGATGTCGCCAGCTTCAACAACGCGGCCGATCAGGATGTCCTGCGGGATCTCACCAGCGCCCTGGTCGGCTCGCATCGGGCGGTGGCGAAATACGGCATCATCATCAACGAAACGGAACTGAAGCAGGAGGCCCTGAACAAGGGCATCATCAAACAGAAGCGGGAGATGACCAATGCCGAGAAGGTTATGGCCCGCATGAGCATCATGTTCCGCAGCACCGCCGACGCCCAGGGCGATGCGGTCCGCACCGGCGGCTCCTACGCCAATAAGGTCAAGGCACTGGCCGGGGCCTGGAGCGACCTGAAGGTATCAATGGGCGAGGACTTCCTCCCCGTCGCGACCAAGACGGTCAGCAATCTGGAGAAGCTGACTCGGGCGGTGAACAAACTGCGGATGACCGCCTCAACAGTAGGCGACCCCTTCACGGACCTCCAGACCTTACCGGCGGAATTCAAGTCCGATGTCTTACGGCGCTACGAGCGGCAGATCAAGGCCGCCCACCTCCAGCGGTATGGCCTCTCGGCGGCCAACCAGCAGCCGGCCCAGGACCACGCGTTGCTGCAACGCGAGATTGACGCCGCCCGTAAGCGCATGCAGCGGCGCGAAGCGGGCATGGGCACGATCCGCCGCGACGCCGAGAGCAAGGCGACAATCCCCGGCTACGGGGCGCAGGCGTCCTTCTACGCCGATCTCGCACCGACCAAGGGCGGGATGCTCGGCCCGCTGGCGGCCGAAATCGATTACGACAAGGTCCACAAAACACTGGTCGACTCGCTCAAGGAACGGCAGGAACAGGAGGAGCGCCTGGCCGACGAGGCCAAGCGGCTCGCCGCCGATCGGGCGAACGCGTACCGCAATATGGCCTCGGACATGACGCGGATGGACGAGGAGACTTTTGGCGTCCGGCTCGATCTGCTCGATGAGGAGCTGGCCAAGTACAAGACATACGTCGAAGACAAGGCGCTGCTCAACAAGTGGTATCAGCAGCAGCGGGACAAGCTCGAGATCGAGTTGGACATGGCCTCCGACAACTTCCTAAAAGGCATGGCCGCCGATCTCCGCGAAGCACAAGAGGAGATGAAGACGTTTGGGCAGATGGGCGCCCAGGCGGGCAAAGAGATCCGCGAGGGACTGGGCTCGGCGCTGAACGATGCGCTCTGGCGGGTCAACAGTCTCGAGGAGGGGATCGAACAGGCGGTGCGGTCGGCGGCGATGAATTTTACGGGCAACCTGATCAACAGCGGTATGACCAGCACCTTCAACGCCGGCGGCTCGATCCTGGCCAGTATCTTACACGACGGCGGCACGGTCGGCTCCGGGGGCCGCACCCGCCGCGTCCCGGCGGCGGCGTTTATCAACGCACCACGCTTCCATAACGGCGGCGAGGTCCCGGCTCTGCTCAAGCCGCGCGAGCGGGTACTGACCGAGAGCCAGGCGTCGGCCTCCGACCGCAACGGCGCGGCCATCGTCGGTCTGCTCGGCCGGCTGATCGGTGCGGTGCAGGAGACGCGGAACATTACACTGATCGACGCCCGCGACCGCGACGAGATGCTCAACCAGTGGGCGGCCAGCCCCGCCGGGCGGCGGGCCCTGGCCGATGCGATGGCGGGGGTGGGCTGATGGCTCTGCGACTGCTGCCGGTAGCGCCGAACTTCCCGCACGATGAGAGCCTCACCTGGGGCACGCAGATCCTGCGCGGCGCCAGCGGCGCGCCCCAGCGGATCGCCGTCGGCTCGGCCCTGCCGCGTCAGCGGCTGGCCTACTACTTTACGCTCCGCGACACCGATCAGATCAACGCCGCCCGGGCGGTGCTCTACGATCAGCGGGACGGCCTCTGGCCGATCCCATTGTGGGGACAGCGGATGCTCTATCGCGGTGTGCTGAGCAGCGGGGCCACCTCGATCGCGATCGATACCACGAACGCCGAGTTTCTGGCGACCAACGACCACGTCACCGGGCGGGTACTGATCTGGCGGCGGGACGGCGACACCGTCGCCAGTGAGATCGCGACGGTCTCGGCCGTAGCCGCCGGGGCCCTGACCGTCAGTACCGTGGCCAACAGCTACACCAATCCCTGGATCGTACCGTGCCGCACCGGCTACGTCGTGACGAAGACGCCGTTGCGCTATCACGGTCTCAACGCCGCGACGCTGTCGATGGCCTTCGAGGTCGTCGATAACTGGTTCGTGGACGCACACACGCCCGACGCCGAGATCGACGATATCGAGATCGTCCATGCCCCGGGCCAGTTGACCGGCTCACTCGATCAGCAGATCGATCCTGAGGTGATCCCGATCGACAACAACTGCGGCCGCCTGGCGATCGTCGCGCCCCAGACGTATCCGACCGGCACGCGTCCGCACGGCTGGGTCTGCCAGAGCCGGGCGGACTGCTATGCCCTGCGCCAACGGCTCTACGCCTGGCTGGGCCGCCAGAAATCGGTCCTGGTCCCGACCCATCGGCCGGACCTGACGCTGGCCGCCCCGGCGGCGTCCGACGCGACCACAATCGATGTCGCGGCCAACGACGCCGTTCTCTACGACGGCGGCCGCTGGCGCTATTACGTCTCGGCGAAGATCGGCGGGACGCCGGTCGTTAAGAAGGTCACCGGTATCGCGACGGTCAGCACCAGCGTCGAGCGGTTGACGCTGAGCAGTGCGTTCGGGACGGCCCTGGCGGCCGGGTCGACCCTGAGCTGGGTCGAGCGCTGCCGCAACGCCTCGGATACCGTGGCCCTGCGCTGGCTGTTTCAGGATAAGCTGACCTGTCAGATCCAATGGGCCCGCACCTGGTCGCCGCTGGCGGTCCAGGGCGACGGCGTGTTCGGGATGGGGGTGCTGGCCGGATGACGCAGAGCAGCCACTATTTCAGTGAGGCCTCCGTCGAGAACGCCATGCCGATCTGGCTGGTCGATTTCGTCGCGACCGGTTTTGCCTGGTACTACGCGCGGGCGCCCTACGATATCAAGCTGGACCACACCTACCTCGCTCAGCCGGGCCTGCAGTTCGGCAAGATCGAGCAGACGCTCAACGACCGGCGCAGCCAGGTGGCGATTACCCTGCCGCTGTCGGCGACGATCGTCCAGCAGTTGCTGAACGATCCGCCCGAGGCGCAGACGAAGGTGACGATCCGCCGGCTGCACGTCGATCGCAGTTTCTTCTATCAGACCATGCAGGCCGGTACGTTTGGGTCCGGCATCTTCGGCGGCCACACGCCGGCCCAACTGTTCAGCGGCTGGCTGTTCGGCCACGAATTGAAATTACTGCCCAGCGCCCGGGCGGCGGAGCTGACCGCCACGCCCTGGCGCAGCGACCTGGGCCTGGCCGGCTCGGCGCAGCGGACCGGCAAGAACTGCCAGACCTATCTCGGCTCACCCTTGTGCGGGGTCGACCTGGACAGCTACCGCGCGAGCGGCGTGGTGTCCGCCGTCGACGGGACGACCGTAACGGCGACGTTCCTGTCGGGTCAGGCGGACGGCTACTGGACGAACGGAACCCTGACCTGCGGCGGCCGATCCCGCAAGATCCTCGCCCACAGCGGCTCGACCGTCGAGATCAGCACGGCGCTGTCGACCCTGGCCGTCGGCGCGTCGATCGCCGTGACGCCCGGCTGCGATCAGGTATGGGAGGGCGACTGCGTCACGCACTACAGCAACGGCGACAACTTCCGCGGCCAGCCGCATCGCGAGGTCAATATCCATACCCAGGGGGTGCTATGACGCTGCCCGAGATGCCGCTGGCCTTCGTTTATGAGATCGCCTACGCGGCGGCGTGGGTGTTGTCGTGGGCCGGCAATATCGCCGTCGCCGCCGCCATTTCCTACGGCATCCATCGTCTCCTCGGCAACAAAACGCCCAAGCAAGGCAGTGATCCTCTGGACCGGTCTCGCTTTCCGACCGCCGAGAACGGCATCTGCTATTCGATTCTGTTCGGCACGGTTTTGAAGCCCAGCTACGACTGCTGCTGGACCGGCGATCCGAAGGTCTTTCGCAAGAAACGCAGTGACGTCGTGGTGTACCGCTACTACTACGCGGGCGTCCTGTTCGTCTATTGCCGCGGCCCGATCGACGGGTTCAAGCAGTTCTGGTACGGCGACGCCGGTGGCGGCAAGTGCGCGTGGCCGACGCCGGACGATGAGACCGCCTTCGCCGCCGACGGCCTGACCAGCCTGGAGTTCGCCGCCACCAACCTCTTTGGCAGTCCGTACAACGGCGGCACCGGCTCGCTGCTGGGCGACGCCGATCTGCTGCTCGGCACCGCGACCCAGGCGCAGAACAGTTATCTGGCCGCCCAGATCGGCGCCAACGTCCCGGCCTTTCGCGGGCTGGCCGCCGTGGTCGGCCGGCAGATCAACTGGGGCTGTCAGCCGTACCCGCAGATCCTCGGCGCCGTTGTCAAGCGCGTCCTGATCGAGGGCGCCGACGGCGCCGAGCGGTGGTATGTCGCCAAGGCGGCGATCGATACGTACGACCTGAACATCGTCCACGTCCTGCGCGAGTGCTTCACGGATGACGAGTGGGGCGAGAACCGTGGTGACGATCTGGGCACCAGTTGGGAGGCCGTCGCCGATGCGATGTACGCCGAGGGGTTTGGCATCTCGGCCCTGTATAAGCCGGAGCCGGGCAACCTCAAGAGTTTCATCCGCCAGCTCGAGGAGGTGGCGGATCTGGTCATCTACGACGATCCCTTCACGGGGAAGATCGAGATCATGGCCCTGCGCGACGACTACGACGTCGACGACCTGGCGGTGATCACTGAGGACGAGGTGCAGGTCACGCGGATGGCCCAGCCCAACTGGCGGGACATTTCGGCCCTGCACACGATCAATTATTCCGACCGGCTGCATCCGAACAACGCCGCGACGACTTTCTTTCACGACGAGACGGTCAGCGCCCGCCAGGGCGGCCGCGTGGCGCCCACCGTCTACGA